GGAAGGTATCTTGTTCTGCTAGTGTTCCATCTTTAAACTTTTTAAAAGCAAAGCCTGAAGCAGTTTTAATATCAACAACTTCTCCATCAATTTTACAATCCATGTGTCCTTTAATACCACTAACTGTAACTTCTTTTTGTTCAGCTTCAACTTTATGCCCAGCAAGTTTAACAAAAAATATCATTAAAACTTCAAGCAAATGTCCGTACAAAAATTTAATTAAAGTGCTCGGTTGAAGTTGAGTATCAAAGTCTCGTTCTTCGTTCATGTCATACCACAGTTGTCTATCAGGCTTACCAATATTAGACATACGAAGACTGGGAGTTTTAACTTTATTGTTTCCTCTCGGTGTCCCCCATTCTTTTAATGCTTCAGACATACTGTCTCCGAATTCTTTTAAAAGTTTTGGAGTTAATTTTAAAGGTTTGTCTTCAGACAAAACTCCGATAGTAGAATAGATATCTTCTATTAGTGTATCAAGTTTTTTCTGTTTCATATTTATCCTCATAAATTTTTAAAATTTTTGTAGCAAACTTAGCATCTAATTTTTTCCACTCACCTTTTTCTTCAAAAGCAAAAAACGAAGCAATCGTTAAAACTTTTTTTTCTGCATGATTTTTATTTTGCACCTCGCACAAATGAGTAATTTTATAATCTCTTAAGGGAGTCGTATGATTATACTGTGCTAATCTTTTTTCAGGAGTAATGGTTTGTCCAAATTTAACCCACCCCGGAATTGTATCACATTCAATAACATATATCCACCCTTTATTTTTTTCAGGAAAACCACTACAACATCCTACACCATATTTTTTTTCCATTAATTTTTTAAGTCCGGGTGTAGATAGATATCTTTTTGTTTTTTCTTTTAAATAATCTACACCATCTTGAAGAGAAAACCTAGATTCTAGTATCTTTTTTTCTACTTCTTTTAAAGCTTCTAATTCTGTTTCAATTGGTTCTAACTCGTTAGTTTTAATATTTAATTTATATCCAAAAGGAATTGTTGAAGTGGTTCTTGTTTGTAAAGGTAAATCTATTGATTGTCCTTCTACTTCTTGCATTAACCTTTCAATCTTTTTTTCTTTTTGTTTAATTGTTTTTAGTTTTTGAGAAACGCTTTTGAAACTTCCGAGAGGTCTTCCAGATTTCTTTCTAGGTGTTCCATCTTTCTTTAATAAAAAAGAACCATCGGAGTTTACCATATAATTTTCAGGATTAACTTCCCACTCTTTGATTAAATTTGTTTCTGTTTCAGTATTAATGTGTGTCACTCCAATTGTCTCCTATCTTGTATTCCCCATCCATAGGACAGCGAAGATTAAAATGTTCTCCTGCTTCTATAATAGATTCCACAGCAATCTGTCCAACCTTATTAGCTCGACAACCTGATACTTCTATTTGCCATTCATCATGTATATTAGCTACAAACTTATGTTTTGTTCCACCAAGTTCTAATCTTTCCTTTAAAATACATAAAGCTTTCTTCATCAAAATTGCACCACCACCTTGAAGTAAAGTATTTAAAGCAGCATGTTTATGTCTTAAAAAAATTTTACGCCCATCTAAACCTTTTAAGTATCCTTTTGTAGATGCTCCGTCAACTTTTGTCTTAAGAGACTTAAGTGCTGGGAGACTACTAAGAAAGCGTTCTCGCAACTTCTTACCGTCTGCTCTGCTTCCTTTAACGATGCTTCCAATCTTTTCATCTCCTGCTCCGTAAATGAGGGCATAGATGAAAGTTTTTGCCTGATCTCTTGATTCAAGTCCAGCAAAGTTTTGGTTAGTCGTGTGAATGTCTCCGTTAATAATTTCATTTATATACTCCTTGTCAGCCATGTAGTGTGCTAACATTCTTAATTCTAAACCACTTGCATCTACACCTACAAGCTTATTACCTTCAGCTACAGTCCAACACGATCTACATTCCTTACCATAAGGGCTGTACACAGCAGGAACTTGAGCCATGTTTGGGCTTCGGTGTGCCATTCTCCCTGTAATAGCTCCCGTTGAAATAACAGAACCATGAACTCTACCATCATCTTTAACAGCATCAATCCAAGACTCTACTTGGGCAGCCCGTTTTTGAAGTAATAAAAACTCTGCAATTAATTGAGCTTCTTTAATGTGAGAAATTTTATTGAGAGTCCCTTCGTCTACAATAGGTTGTCCTGTAGGTGTAAATCTTTTAGGCTTCCATCCAAAGTCTATTAAATACTCACCAATTTGTTTACGACTTCCAAGATTAAACTCTTGCAATTCTTTTCTCATAAAAGGAGTTATATTTTTTGAATCAACTCTTTCTTCATACTCAAGTTTTGTGAGTCCTGATTTAGAAAGATGCCCATCTTGTTTAAGTTTAGGTATAACTTTTTTGACATCAACCCACTTAGGTTTAAAAGTATTATGCACTTCATGCACAACCTCTTTCTTTCGTTTGTTTAAAGAACTAAGAAGAAGAGTAGCATTCTTTTCATCAAATAAAAATCCATTCATCTGTTGATCTTGTAACACTTTACAAGTTTGGTGTTCTAATTCAATAGATTGTTTTGAGAAACCTCTTCCATCTGCTCTAAGTTTTTCTAAAACTTTTTTATTCAAACGAACATCTTGAATACAATAGTTTAACATTTCCTGACTAAACTCTGTAAAGTTAGGAGACTTAGACTTAGGGCAATTGAGTTTCCATCCCCACTTTTCTAAACTATGACCACCTTCTCGTGTTGGGTGGAGTAATCTTGATAGGGTCAAGGTATCAAGAATATGAGCATGTTTATAGAGGGATACATGCTTTAGTTTTTCTATAGCAGGAATATCAAAACCAATAATGTTGTGTCCAACTAATGTATCGGCTGATTTTAAAAACTCAATGCCCTCGTCTATTTGATTTGGATCAAAAGAATACACGTTATCAGCTTCATCTATTGCAACAATACACCAAATTTTAGTAGCAGGTGGATGGACTTCCATGTTTCCTGTTTCCATATTTTTAGAAGTAAACTCCCAAAGTAATCCGTCTGTTTCAATATCAAAAACTAATTCCATTATATTCTCCTAAAACGCAGTTAAGCTATCTTCCTCTGAGTTAAACTCAGTATCAAAATGTTCAGATAATCTACCTGTTTCTTTATCATAAATTAAAGAAGTAGCCATACCCACATCACCTGTATATCTTGATTTAAGTACACGTAATTTTGTAGTCCTAGCTTCTTCAGGGTCGTCTGATTGTTGGTTTCGTTCTAATGCAATAACACAATCAGATAACTGACCAATGCTATTAGAGCCCCGAAGATGTGAGAGACTTACTTCAATACCATTCTCGTGTCCTTTGTTTCCATCGACACGTCTAAGATGTGATACAAGAATTAACCCTGCACCTGTCTCTTCAACTAAACTTCTAAGTCTAGTCATAATATTATCAATAGCTCGTCTCTCATCTCCTTCTGCAAGGGCACTCACCAGCATATGCAAATGATCTACGACCACCCACTTACAATCACAACCAACAATTAAGTATCTTAATTTTGCAAAGATATCATCAATTTCATTTGTTCCAAAATGAGCATGAATAAATACTTTATCATTTGAAAATATTTTATCAAACATATTCATTAAAGTATCCTCATCAAACTTCTCTCGTTCTTGATCAACATACAATCTAGCATTGGCTTCAATTGAAAGAACACCATCAACTGTTCGTCTCCAATCTTCTTCTAATGCTATGATACCTACGTTGTCCTGTGTTTGTTTGACAAGCCAATGTTCAAGCTCTCTAGTAATACTAGATTTACCTAATCCTGTACCCCCTGTAAGAGTTACAAGCTCACCTTGTCTCAAGCCATAAAGTTTTTCATTTAACCCTTGCCAAGGATAAGGTACACTCTCTTTCTTTTCTCTGTTTAAAAATTCTTTTTTCTTTTCAGATACTCTGATTATTCCACTGGGAGTATAAAGTTTTGCATCCCACCAAGCACTTGTAAATTGTTGATAACTACCCTTCATCAACATATCATTAGCATCCTTGTATCCATTTGGAAGGGTTACAATCTTAGCTTTGCCGGGTTTAAGTATTGTTGCTACTTTCTTAGCAGCTTCTTGTCCTTGTTTATCTTTATCAAAACAAAGAACAATGTTATCAAAACTTTCTACGTACTCTAAGTTTTCTTTAATATCTTTAACAGCAGAAGATGCACCTCGGATAATAGAAACGACAGCCCACTTACTACCAAGTAGTTCGTAAGCTGCCATAGCATCACACTCCCCTTCGGTTATGGTTAAGTATTTCCCACCACCTTTAAAAAGTTGTTGTCCAAATAAACCTACTCCATTAGGAGATACATCAAAGGAAAACTTCTTATCTCTAACATATCTAACTTTATTAGAAGTTAATTCATTATTAATATACAATGGATAGATATGTTGAGCTAATTGTCCTGCACTATCATAAACAACTTTAACTCCATACTTCTCGGCTGTTTCTTTAGCAATGTTTCTATCTGAAAGTTTTGCAAAGACACCTCCATGAGCATTGAGTTCTCGAACTGTTTCTGTTACTTTTGATTTAATATTATTAGAATTTGTATAACTAGAATTATTTATACCTTTGGGAAAGAATTCATCACAGCTAAAACATTTAGCTGATCCATCCTCATTAACTGATAAAGCATCACTACTCTGACACGCTGGACAGGGCTGATGATACTTAATAAATTTCAAATTTTGTTCCATGTTTGACCCTAAAAAAAGCTAGGCATCTAAATAAATAGACACCTAGCATGGAGATAATTACGAAGTTTCAGAATTCTCGCTAGATTCTTCTTCAACTTCAGTTTCAGATTCAACTATTGCTTCGTCTCTACCTTTGAGTAACTCTTCCAAGTTAGCTCTATGAGTACGACTAGCAAAGTCTAAGGCTTCAATGATTACCTGAAGGTTGCCAACCTTCTGAACAATAACAGTTGCTTCTTGCTTTGCTGCATTATCACTAATATTATTGACATCATAGTTAATAGTAGTTTCATCATTATTAATTGTAATAATCATTAAAACTCCTCCCCACCTTCGAGGGCTTCAAACTCTGCACCATCACTAGACTTGTATTGAATTAAGTCTAATACTTGCATAGCTTGAAAGTCTAAACCTTTAAAGTCCCCAAACTTATTTGAAACTTCCCACTCATTATATTGAATCTTAACTCGTGATCCGTTTCCAACAAGCTCATCTAATGGAACTTTATTAGTATCAAGAAGTAAAGGTGCTTTTCGAACCATTCCATTTGGTCCGTTTACTTTACGCTTGAAATTTAAAGAACGACCAACAACTTCATCGTTGACTGTCAAAGTTTTCACCCTGAATCCACGACTTTCAAAGTCATTAGCCACCTCATCACTTACTACTAAATCAACTGTATACACAGGCTCAAACTTAGTGTTAGGTGTTGTTACATTAGCCCAGTAGGCTACTCCTTCTTGTATTGCCATATTTTTCTCCTTGTTTTTGGCTTTATTGCGAAACTAATTATACAGGCTGACAATCTTTTTGTCAACCCCTTTATTTAAAAATGTCATTAAAATTTAAAATAGAATTTTCTGTTAAGACAACTCGAAACTTATCTTCTATTTTATCTACAGTATATCCAAGTTTATTAGAATAAAATTCTTCATAATTATTGTCTATATATTGAGTAAAAAAACGATACTCATCTTTGGTTAGTTCTCTACTATATTGTTCCCTTTCGTATATATAATTCATGCAACCTCCTGTGTTGTCCACCAAGTAGGCTTAGTTCTATTGCGTTCCCATTTGGCATAGTGTTTTTCGTTAATGCAGTAATCACGATAAGCAACAATAGCATCCTCATTTTTATACTCCTCGGGCATAGCCTGTGCTAGTGGTGTTAAACTTGTATGTGTAATGTTGTCAGGCATCTTACTCAATGGTTCTTCTAGCTTGACAACACTTGCATGTTTCCTGCCATACCTGTACTCATACTCCATACCTAATGCTAGGAAGTGTCGATACAACCATGAGTAGTTAGAGCTAGATTCTCTAGCCCATATAGTACATGGATGATTCCAGTATGCACGTTT